CCAAAATCACCCCTTTACCGAAGTCGACATATTAGCTCGCTCTATTCGCCTCCCGGCATGCTTTCGTGGAAAGAACTCTATCAGCGATGGGTAGCGGCGCAAGAAGATCCCAATATCATGCGATCCTTTGTCAATCTAAATATGGGAATGCCCTATAAAGAGGGAGGCATGAAGATGGAATTGTCCGACCTAACCCAAAAGCGAGGATCATACCCACGGGCAACAGCTCCCAAGGGTTCGCTTTTCCTAACTATGGCCGTCGACGTCCAGCGAGGAGAAAAAAATCCGCGGCTTGAACTCGAGGTCGTAGGTCATGGACTTGATTTTATGACATGGAGCATCGACCGGCAGGTTTTTTTCGGAAATACAAATAACCCCTTTGGCGGGGCGTGGGAATCCATGCATCAATGGGCAATCGGAAACCACCTCACGTACTATTCTCTTGACGGAAAACATGCGTTTTCTGTTGAATTGGCCCTTATCGATGGCCGAGATGGAAACATGACCGAAATAATCCAGCAATTCATCCAGGCTCGGGGATGGCAAAAAACATCGATCAGCATGGGCGAGCGTCTCGTTCAGACCGACAAAGAAAAACGCGAACGACAAGGCGACAAGGCAGGGAATCTCGCCGAAGGCAGAGGGTATGCTCTCGCGCGCATGGGAAACGGTCTAAGCTATTACTATCGCATAGGTACAGTGTTTTATAAGCATCGCATGTTTCGCAATTTCAAGGTTCCCCGAATAGGAGGGCCCGAGGAGATGGGAATAATTCAAAATCTTGGATTTTGTGATTTTCCCGTCGACAGTGATCCCCCTTATGATGATGATTTTTATTTGCAGTTTGCCAATGAGGAAGAAGTGGGCGATCATTATGAGCCTGTCAGAAAAGGTCGCCCGGTGGAAGCCATTGATTGCCGGGTTTATAACCTCGCGGCCGCAAATATAGTGATCGATGCCCTCTATAAAAAAGGATATGAAAATGCGAGATATACGGATTCGCTGAGGGCTTCCAGGGAAAACAGGTTACCTATTAGCGAAGAACAGTTTAGATCAAAGTTTACTGTCCGATATATGCTTGCTCAAATGTATTGGAATATTTATCGGGAGCAGCCGCCACTATCCCCGGTAAATATTTCAGACGAAGAGGTTCCCGTATGAGCTGTATTTATGTGATAAAGAACATGGTAAATGGGAAGTTGTATTTTGGGCAAACGATACAACCATTTATGGATAGATGGTACCAGCATTGTTGCGCTAAAACCGTAATGGGCGCAGCTATTAGAAAATATGGGAAAGATAAGTTTGCATATTTTTATATCAATGTTCCAGAATCAGATCTCGACAAGCTGGAACAATATTTTATAAAAAAATACAAAACACAAGCTCCGTTTGGATATAACGTAAATGATGGGGGAAATTCTAATAAGCATTATTCAGAAGAAACTAAAAACAAAATCAGGTTAAAGGCCACGGGTAGGAAAATGCCCGATAGCCATAAAATTAAAATGAGCGCCAGGATGCGAGGAGTTCCGAAGACGGCTAAACAAAAAGAGGCAATGTCAAAAGCACAAAAAGGGAGAACGTTTACTTCCGAATCATTAAATAAAATGTCTATAGCTCATAAAGGGCGTATACCCTGGAACAAGGGCAAAAAACTACCTCCATTATCCGAAGAACACCGAAAGAAAATATCAATAGGCGGCCATATCGCGCGAGATAAATCGACGGGAGGTCAAATCATTTTTGCGCTAGACGCTTAGGAAAGGTCCGGGCAAAAAAGAGCCCCCGTCCAGCGGATGAAGACCGGATCGGGGGCAGGGCGTCTTTGCGGTGATCGGGCCGCACGCCCACTCGCAAGGAGGTGATACCAACCATACGGTCCTAAGCCTAAAACGTCAAGCGCTATCGGTTTGACTATATCCAAACCCTAAAAACGCGGACGTTTTGACAATTTAGCGCCATTGTTTAGCCGTGAGCATATCCGGCACCGACCCGAACACCGGAAACATCTCCGGCCAGAGCATGAACAGCCTGCCCGCGAACATGCAGGCATTCTACCTCCAGCAGCTCGCATTCTGGCAGGCCTCCGTAACCTCGCTTAACGCCCTTTATACTAAGCTCGCATCCTCCACGGTCGATGAGTATAACCTCGGCTCAGGCGATGGCCGCGCCATGGCGCGCCGCAAAGACCTCTCGAAAATCGGCGACGAGCTCCAGTTTGCCACCGAACGCTATGGATTTTTCTACCGCAAAATCTACGGCCGCGGGCTCATGACCCTCCGCATGAGGCGTAAATGACCCTATCCGACCGCCTTCTCGCGCGCCGCGATGCCAAGCGCGATCAAGCCGTCAAGAATCAAATAGCCGGCGAAGCGCTCTCCATCCTCCAATCCGAAGTAGCCAAAGTCAAAATGCACGCCACGGCCATGCCGGGATCCTATGGCTCATGGACCCGTAGCGCAGGCGGAAAATGGGCAGGCGGCACCGATACCCCGCTCGCCGGCATAACCTTCAACAACTGGCAAGCCCGCCAGCAGGCCCGCGACCTCGTCCATGACTCCACCGAAGCCGGCGCCCTCGTCTACCGCTTCGCGGACCTCGTCGTCGATAAAGGCCTCGGCGTCATCCCCGAGCCCAAATGGGACATCATCGGCATTGACCCCGCATCCGACCAGGCACAGAAATGGATCAGTAACGCCCGGGTCAGCTTTGACCTCTGGGCAAGTTCGGTCAACCAGAACCGCTCCGGCCAAGCCTCGTTCTACGAAACACAGCATCTCTACCAAGTCTATAGCGAACGCGATAACGACCAATTCACCCGCCTCTACTACAACCCCGACAAAGCGCTCCTAAATCCCCTCCAATTCGACATCCTCGACACCAACCAGATCCGCGGCGACGCCATAACGAGCACGCTTCTTATTGGCAAGTTCCAAGACGGTATCGAACGCGACGCCATGGGCCGCGAAACCACCTACCACATCTGGGTCCAAATCCAAAACCAAAGCCCCGGCTATGACTCGGTAGACGTCCCCCGCCTCGGCCCCGGCGGCCTCCCGAACATGCTCCACGGCTTTAAAGCCGACTACGCCGGCCAAGGCCGTGGCCTCACGCCGTTTGTTTCCACCCTGCAAAACTTCCAAGACATCGAGTCTTTCCGCCTCGCCGAGATCCAAAAAGCCGTCAACCACGCCTCAATCAACATGGTCGTCGAAAACGACAAACAGCCGCCAAGTGACCCATTCGAACAGATCGGCACCGCACCCGCGGGTCCCTCGACCATAATCGCAGGCGCTCCCGGCTCAATTTCCGGCGCCGGATCCGTCGCGATATCGACCAACGCGGTCCCGACCTACACCCCGATCGAGGAAGCTCAGTTCAAACAGCCCGGCATCGGCGTTTTCGGCATGGACACCGGCGACCACCTGAAGCCCTTCGACAGCTCGAGCCCGAATGCCGAATACGGCAAGTTCATCGATTCCAACATGGAATACTTGACCGCCCGCCATGGCATGGCCCTCGAAGTCCTGAAAATGATCTTCGGCGACAACTACAGCGCGAGCCGCGGCACCTTGCTCCTCGTCTATCGCGTCATCGACATGAAACGCGACCGAATGGATACTGACCTTATCAGCCCAGTCTACGAAGCCTGGCTCTCGGGCGAGATCGCCTCCGGCCGCATCTCCTGCCCGGGCTGGCAGGATCCCCGACTCCGCGCGGCCTGGACCAGCCATCGCCTCCACGGCGCGCCCATGCCGAACATCGACCCGAACAGCACGGCAAAGGCCGACCAGCTCCTCGTCGAAATGGGCGCAAAAACCCTCGACGACATCGCCATGGAAACCAACGGCTCGAGCGGAAAAGCAAACCGCCTCGCGCTGCAAGAGCAAATGGAAGAGCTCCGCGACGTCGGACTCATGGCCTGGGCCCCGACCGGCGTCGGCTCGCCGCTGGGCACCGAAGTGGACCCGAGCAAGCCCCTACCCGCCGCCGCGCCGCCAACCGGAGCGAATGGCCAGCCGCAACCGCCTAAGAAACCAGCACCAGGAGGCCCCCCGAAATGACCGCCGAATGGATCCTCGCCGCCGTCGGAATAGTAGGCCTTCTCGGAACCTTGACCGGTGTCATGGTCAAGTTTTCCCGGTCCGTCGATAAAAATACCCTGCTCACGAGCCAGATTCTCGACGCCCAGAAAAGCCAATGGAATCGCATAGATGAGGTCGCCTGCGTCCAAGAAAAGCACGGCGAGCGCCTCGTCAAGATCGAGACCCGCCTTGATTATCCAGCCGCAGCCGGAGGCCGAGCATGAGCGTCCCCGTCCTCGCCAGCCCGACCCGACTAGGCCTCTCCCCCACATGGTGGACCGCAAACCCCACCTGCACCGCCGTGAAAATCTACGCCCGCCTTCCCGCCTCCCCGGCGACCGCATCAGGGCCCGCGGATATCTGGCCCGGCGCGAGCCTCGCCGCCCCCGTCCTCGTACGCACCCTCCCCGCCACGGTTTTTCAGATCGCCGTAGCGTCCTCGAGCGTCCAGGATATTCTCACCTCGGGCTCGGGCGCCTGGACCGTCCAGATCGTCTACCTTGACGCCCTCTATAATCAGGCCACGTTAAACGTCAATCTCAACGGCCAGACTGCCGTCGCCACCGGCGTCAACGCCCTACGCATCCAGAGCGTCCAGGTCATCGCGGCCGGCTCGGGCGGCGTCAACGCGGGCTCGATCTTCGTCTACGACGCGACGGCATCCTTGACCCTCGGAGTGCCCCAGACCACGACCAAGATTTTCGCCGTCGTCGACGTCGGTTACAATACCGACGGCCTCGGCATGTACACGGTCCCCGCCGGTTATCAGGCCCAAATCCTCCACGTCGTCTCGGACGTAACAACCGGCACCGCGACCGCCTATAATGCCCGCGTCCGCGTCGGCGCCGCTGCCTACTCCGGCACCCTTGGGGGCGGCTCGCTCCTGCCCTTCCAATATGCGGTCATTTCTGGCCCCTCGACGACGAGCCCGCCCGCAGACCTATTAAGCCAACTCCCCGACCTCCTCCCCGCCGGCTCGGAGATCCGCTTCCAGGGCTCGAGCACCGCAGCGGGCGCCGAAATCATCCTCATCGCGGAAATCCTACTTATCCCCTCGGCCCCGAGCACCTCAGGAGGCGTAGAATGAGCACCCGCCTAGAAGACCTTACCCCGGACACCCAAGCCAAGGCGCAAGCCGCGCTCGACGACCTCGCCATGCGCGACGTCCCCGCGATCGTGACCTATACCTACCGAACCCAGGCCGAGCAAGCCGCGCTCTATGCCCAGGGCCGACAGTCACTCATCACCGTAAACAGCCTCCGCACCCTCGCCGGACTCGCTCCGATCGGGAACACTGACAACTCCTACACCGTGACCAACGCCTCGGGCGTGCGCAAGGTCGACGGCGGCACGGGCCGGAGCATGCACCAGCTCGGTACGGCCCTCGATGTCTGCCCCCTCGAGAACGGCTCGGCAGTCTGGCCCCCGATATCCGATCCCCGCTGGGCGCAGATCGCGCAGAGCTTCAAGGCCCAGGGTTTCTCCTGGGGCGGCGACTGGACCATGGCAAAAGACGGCATCGACCCCGACTTGCCACACTACGAGCTCGACGCATGACCTGGGCTGGCCGATTCCACGAAGCCTATCTCGACGACGATGGCGCCTTTTCCATGGGCCGCCTCATTGCCTTTATCGGCGTTTGCCTCGCGATTGAGCTCATCCAGGCCGGCCTCTTCCTCGTCTTCGTCGCCATGTTCAGCCCGACCGCAGTCGCCGCGGCCGCAGTCGGCACCGGCATGGGCATCGTCGGCGTCGGCGCCGGATTCTTCACCGGCGGCGCCCTTTTGAAGTTCGGGACGAAAAGCCAGGAAGGCGCAGCGCCGCCTCAATTACCAAAGGGGGAATGATGTGGCTACGAAGACCTATCCTTGGCTTGGCTCTGTTATTGGCTTTGTCCTCGGCCTCATGGTCGCAGGCGGCATCGGCTACTTCGCCATCATCGTCCCCGGCGATAAGCTCGCTCGAGATTATCAAAAAACAAATGCTGAGCTTACAAGCCGATATAGCCAGCTACAAGGCGACTATAGCGGACTTAAAGCAACAAATAGTGATCTTGCAAGTCAACTCCGAGACCGACAAAACGTTATTAACAAAATTGGAAGCACAGTTGACGAACTTGGAAACCGACTTGACGGCAGCGCAGACCTTATCCAAACAATTATCGACGAAATATCAAAGCTTAGCGATATCCTACGAAACGGCTAGGCTTTTCAACAAAATCGCCATCCCCGTCGAGGCGGCGACCGCCCTCGCCCTCGTGGTCAGCATCCTCACTGGTGGATTTTCCCACTGGCCGGGGAAATAGTTTGACTATATCCAAACCTCAAAACTACGGACGTTTTGAAATAAACGTACTAAGGTTACCGTAATGGACCTTATTTGGGCCTGCGAACAGTCCGCCCTCGCGCATTACCTCGCCGACCATGACGCGGCTATAGCCGTAATACTCGAAAATCCTCTTTTCCTCGCAGATAAGCCCAAAGCCAGCCGCGATGACGACGAAGATCCCGATGACCTCGACGATATCCTCGATATCGACGGCCAAGGCGTCGCCCATATACAAGTCTCCGGCGTCCTAACTCAAGACGGCCCGAGCTGGCTTGATAAGCTCTTTGGCGCCGCCGGAACCTCCTATAAAGCGATCCATCAAGCGCTCGCGGACGCCGACGCGAATCCCGCAGTAGTCCAGAAAGTCCTTCACATCAATAGCCCCGGTGGCTCGGTCGATGGCGGCCTCGACGCCTGCTGGCAAGCCATCCAAACCTCGGGCAAGCCCTCCGCCGTCATGGTAGACGGCATGATGGCCAGCGCCGCGTACTGGATCGGATCCGCAGTCGGACCGGGGAATATCTATTCCTCCTCGCCCGCCAACATGATCGGGTCAATCGGCGTCCGCGCCGCAATCCTCGACCGCACCGACCAGCAAAAGCAGTCCGGCGTCAAGAAATACGACTTCGTCTCGAAAAACGCCCCGAACAAGCTCCAGGATCCCAAGACCGACGCCGGAAAGGCCGCGATCCAAGCCGAAATCGACGCCGTAGAGCGCGTTTTCCACTCCCGGGTCGCCGCCGGCCGGGGCGTGAGCGCCGATTATGTCGCGGAAAAGTTCGGTCAGGGCGGCTGCTATGTCGCTCAGGACCCGAAATCCGATATGCCCTGCGCCCTCTCGGTGGGCATGATCGACGCCATATCGGCCTCGGTACCCTTGCCTAAATCCGTCCCCGCCTACATGCGAAACACCCTAGCGGCCGCGCCTGTCGCGGCAATATCCCCAGTCGTCAAGGTCCCCGCTGTCGCGGCGGATAAGGAGAAATCAATGAATCTCGATGAGTATCTCAAAGAGAATCCCGACGCCGCGGCCCGCGTCCAGACCATGCTCGCCAGCGCCCGCGCGGAAGGCGAGACCGCCTACAAGACCCGCGCCGCCAAGGTGGGGCTCGTCCTGACCTCGGACGCCTACAAAGGCAAGGCCGCGCTCCAGTCCCGAGGCCTCGCCTGCCTCAAGGGCGAGATCAGCCTCGAGGCCTTCGACAACCTCGTCGCCATGGTCGACATGGACCTCGAGACCGAAAAACTCGCCGCCGCCGCCGCTCAAGTCGGCCCCGATGGCAAGCCCCTGGCCGACACCGCGCCCGCCTCCGTAGCGACCGCCGCCGACCTCCTCGTCAAGGCCGCCGCGCTCAAGATCGACGTCGCGGCCGTTCAGGCCAGCGCGAAACAGCGCGGCATCGATCCGCAGGCCGCGCTCAAGGGCGAAATCGAGCTCCAGGAAATGATCGCCCACGACAAGGCGATGGGGGCCTAGCATGGACGGAACCTTTCTCTACGGTCAAACCCTCTCTACCGAGCAGGATGCCATTACCCCAGCCGCAGGAAATGCCCTCAACGGCAAGGTCGGCGGCTTTACCTTCTACAATACGACCGCCGTTGCACTCGCCGTAGGCGGTACGTCCTCGGTCCCCGTTCTCTACAATCCAGTCAACTCCAACTACAACTGCCGCATTATGGCCGTCCGCTACGGCGTTACCGCCGGCACCTGGGCACAGGGCACGGTAGGCTACGGCATCACCCCGAACGCGGTCCTGTCCTCGCTCACCGCCGGTCCCGCCGCGATGCCGGCCTATGTTGGAGGCGTACAGCTCGCCTGTCCCTTCCTCTGGTACACGACCTGCACGAGCGGCGCCGCCCCGACCTACTTCCGCGCCTCGGGCATCAACACCGGAGGCGCCGCGGCCGCTGGCCCCATGTTCAACGCAACGGACTATATCAACGGCTTCGTCGTCCTCGCCCCCGGAACGGCCTTCTACCCGGCGGTGTCCCTCAACGCAGTCGCCACGACCGTCACCGTCTACGTCGACGTGATCGCAACTCTGTTAGGGATATAAATGAGCACCTGCCAGCTTCCCATCGCACAGCAAGGTCTCGGGACCGCCTATGCCAGCTATACCACGGCGAAAACCATCCTCGCCGCGTCGGCTGTCGCAAAGGTGCCCGCGAATACGCTGTACGTCGGGAAGCGGTACCGCGTCACCGCGATCATCGGATTCTCGAATGTCACCGCGGCGCAGCCGACCTTCACCTTCCAGGTCATGGGCGGCCCCACCTCGAACATCATCGTGTGGTCCTCGGGCGCTCTCGTCGCAACCACGACCGCGAACACGACAATCCCGTGCATCGTCACCGTCAACCTGACCTGCGCAACCATCGGCTCCGGCACCACCGCGAATTACATGTCGGTCGGCAACGTCTCCTGCCTCGGCCTCGTTCTCGCGGGAGCGGTAGCGAATCCCACGGTCGGCGATACCCTCATCATCGCGCCCAATGCGGCGATGGCGATGCCTTCCTCGGGAGCCGCCGGCTTCAATTCCCAAGTCGATACCGTCCTGGATTTCTGGGTCGGCATCTCCGCCTCGGACCCGGCTAACGGCGTCCGTATCTACGACTATTTCGTCGAAGACCTCAACTAGCGCCCGGCGCTAAGGAGAATTATCATGGCCATGCAGACCCGAGTCGATCAGAATAGCTTCCCCATCGTCCTTTCCGGCGTGCCATTCGTCTACGACAACGCGGGCATCGTCACCAACGGCGCGCGCGTGTCCGCGCTGGCCCAGTACACCGTCATGTCGCAGATCGCGGCCTCGGGCCTCTGGGTGCCCTGGACCTCGGATAATCTCGGCGCCGCCACGGGGGCCCAGTACCCCATGGGAATCCTCATGAACGACGGCGGCTTCACCGGCGCGCAGATCGTTGCCGGCCAGGCGACCGGCGTCCAGATCCTCTATGGCGGGGCGGGCCTCACAATCGACTCCTCGCAGCTCGTCTTCGACGGCGGCAATACGGGAATCCTCGCCCTCAATACCCTGGCTTCGATTCCGACGCTGCCGACGAGCCTCGCGCTCCAGGCCGAGCAGCTTCTCGCCTTCCGCGGGATATTCTGCCAGACCGTCGTCGCCCTCGACAATCACGAGAACTAAGCCGTAAAGGCACAGCCGAAATAGGCTAAGGAGAAACAGAATGGCTTTTAACGGCGTCCCCGTCCAGGTCGACCAGTACTCGCGCTTCTACGCGAACTTCCTCGACGAAAAAGAGTACATCTTCGAGCCCACGGCCTTCCAGGCTTTCTTCGGCCGCCCCGAAAACGGCGGGCAGACGATCATGTCGCCAAACGCGCTCGATATCGATATCGACATCAGCCGCGGCAACGAGCGCACCGCGGCCTATGTCCCGCGCGGCACCGGCGGCAAGTTCATGGGCTCCCTTCACGCCGACGGCCAGATCGGGCAGATGACCACGATCAGCCGCAAGTTCCCCCTTATCGAGGAGGACTTCAACCTCGGCGCCCACCAGCTCCTCGCGCGTGTCCCCGGCGAGGGCCCCTACGAAGGCCGCGATCAGCAGTCCCGCCTCCGCTTCCTCGCCACCCGCGGCTACAAGGAACTCGTCCGCCGCATCGTGCGCTTCCAGGAAGTCCTCGCGGTCCAGTCCATAACCACCGGCATCCAGTCCGCGTCGAGCCTCACCGACACCACGGTCAACATCTTCGACTTCCGCCGCAGCGCCGCGAACACCCCCGCGCTCACGCACGGCTGGGGCAACGCCGCCGGCACGCCCTTAACCGACCTCGATGCCCTCTGCGATCAGGTCCTCAGTGCCGGCCACATCATACCCAACTTCGCGGTATTCGGCGGCATCACGAACCGCATGTTCATGGCCAACCAGCAGGTATCCACGAACTTCGCCAACAAGCTCTACTTCGAGCTTGTCCGCTTCGGCCTCGACGAGCAACCGGGCCAGGAGTTCGAGCGCTTCGTCAAGGCGGGCTTCGTCGCCTATGGCCGCCTCAAAACCCCCAAGGGCTATGAGCTCACGATTTTCACCTACCCCCGCATGTACACCAACGCGGCCGGCGTCATCACGACGAAGTACTTCAACGACACCGGCTGTCTCCTGGGGTCCACGAACAGTCGCTGCGACCGCTACTTCGGGCCGCCCGAGCGCCTCGAGCCCACGTCGATCGACATCCAGAAGCGCATGGAGCGCTACGGCTTCAACCCCATGGTGCCCCCGCTCCCGCAAAACATCATGGATCCCGGCGCGGTCATCCTGCCCCAGGAGTTCTACGTCGACGACTTCGAGTCGAACGACCATAAGACCACGGGCCTCCGCGTCCAGGCCGCCCCGATCTTCGCGCCGAACATGACCGATACCTGGGGCTACATGCTCCCCGGAGTCGCGACCTAATGGCGACGTACCGCTGGCTCGACAAGCGGTCGCACCTGACCTATAACCGCGAGGGCGACCACAAAAACCTCGCGGTAGAAGGCGAAAAGGTCCATACGGGCAAGCTCGTATCGGAAGAGACCATGGAACGATATGCCCGCGAGGGCAAAGCCGAGCGCATCTAGCGCCCCAGCGCCAAGCGCAAGGTTATAAGCGCATAACGCGCCAAGGAGACCACAATGCAGACCATCCCCCAGACCATCTACACGATGCCCGCCAGCGCCGCCGCCGTAACCGCCGCGTCCGCCACCGACCTCGTCCCGAACGCCGATTTTACCTTCCAGCCCAACTTCTTCCAGATCGGCACGAAGTTCCGCATCCGCGCCTCGGGCACCGCCACGACCACGACCGGCTCGAACACCATGACCTTCGCGGTCCAGCTCGGCGCGACCGTCATAAACGGTGCGTTCGGCGCTATCACCTTCATCGCCTCGCAGACCACCCAGCGCTGGCTCCTCGACATCATGGTCGAGTGCCGCGCGGTCGGCGCCGGAACCTCCACGACCTTCGTCGCGACCGGCAACTTCAACTGCAACTCCGCCCTCGTCGCAGTCGGCGGTGCGGTCCTTCCCGCTTCGGGCGCGATCGCCGCTGGCACCGGCGTGGACGGCACCGCGACGCAGAAACTCAGCCTCTACGGCACCTGGTCGGCCGTGTCCAACTCGATCACCGTCGAGCAGTACGACGTGACCCTCGTCGCCTACTAGGCCAAGGCCAAAGGGAAAAACACATGATAGCCACCGGAGCCGCGCAGCAAGGTTTCTCGACTCCTCCCTTCCTGCCGACTCCGGGCGGCATCGTCAACGTCATCCCCTCCCCCGTCCAGTCCTTCGCCTACGCGCCCCTGAGCGCGCAACAGGGGCAACAGCCCCCCGACTACGCGACGATCCAGGCCTTCGCCCGCAACGGCAACGACGCATCAAACTTCTTCACCGATATCTGCCCCACTTGTGGCAACGTCCACCACCTCTACAGCCTCGCGCCCTATATCTGCCACTCGGGCAAAACCGCAACCGCTGGCTGGCCCGGCACCGTCTACACCCCGGTAGTCCCCAACGATTGCGACCTGCCCTCGGGAGACCTCGTCTGGCTCGCCTATGGGTTCAATATTTTTCTCGGCGTCGGTTCGGATTATTGCACCTACTCATGGGACGCGCAGACCTGGTACCACTCCAACATCCCCAAGGGCGAGTGGCAAACCGTCGTCGTCGGAGCGGACAAGTTCGTCGTGGGCGGATACGATCAATGGCATAACGGCATAATCGCAACCAGCCCCGACGGCCAGAACTGGACCCGCCGCACGCTTCCAACCGGCTCCGGCGATATCCAGTACCTCATCTGGACCGGCGCGCAGTATGTCGGCATCGGCCAAGGCATCGGCGGATCGACAAGCGCCGGCACCTGCGTCACGAGCCCCGACGGCATCACCTGGACCGCGCGGACCATGCCTGCCGGCTGGTGGGGCGGCATCGCCTACAACGGCACCAACCTCTACGTCGCCATAGACTACAACGGCCTATGCGCGACGAGCCCCGACGCGGTGACCTGGACCTCCAGGACTGGCCTCTATGACGGCAAGCGCAGTCCGCAAGACATCAGCTACGGCAACGGCGTTTTTTGCATCGTCGGCCTCAACACCACCTGCGCAACCTCTACCGACGGCATAACCTGGACCGATCGCGCCGATGCCGGCGGCAACTATGTAGCCGTGCGATGGGACGGCGCGCAGTTCGTGAGCGTGGGCAATAACTCGGCCATGACGAGCCCCAACGGCACGACCTGGACCGCGCGCACATTGCCGAACGGCTACTACGTCGACATGGACTTCGCAACCAGCCCCTCGAAATACTATTGCGCCGTCGGCTTCCAGGGCGCGGCCGCCCGATCCTATGACGGACAGACCTGGGTCACCAATACCGTAGTCGGCGGCTGGGAAATCCTGCACGCCGGCAAGATCATCGAGAGCTAGACGCCACGCACGAGCGCAGCGCCTTAAAAGTACAAGGAGAGCACAATGAGCGTGAAACCGTTTGTCTGGGTCGGTCCCGGAGTCCTCTGGCTCGATAAGGTCGACGACAAGGGCAACCTCGTCGACCGCAACGTCATCCACCCCGCGGGCGAACTCATGGACCCGAACAACGAAAACGGCCAGCGCTATACCGGCGTGGTCCGCAAAGCGAAAAACCTCGAGCTCCTCACGGACGCGCGCGCAAAGGAACTCGAGAAAGAAGGCCGCCTCAAGTTCGTACCCTTCATGGAGCTGGCCAGCGACACTGTCACCGGCTCAGGCGAGTTCGTCGACGACAAGCCCTCCGAGTCCGACGCGATCATAGGCGAAGCCGTAAAGGGCGAGGCCACGATCAAAGCCAACGCCGACATCGCGAACAAGGCCCGCCTCGCCACCGAAACCGCCGCAAGCGCCAAACAGCCCGACGCCCCCGCCGGGGCAGGCCCGAAATGACCGTCCCCGCTGGCGTTCAGGACTGGACCGGCAACGGCCCGAACGGATATTTCGTGCTCCACGGCGGCGACACGGTCCCGCCCGAGCTCGAGAGCATAGCGCCCGACTCGTGGAAGACTCCTGCCTCCCCCGCGAAACAGCCAGCAGTGAGTCCCGCCCCGGCTGCCGGACCTTCGGGAGGCTGACATGAACGGATGGATATGTTCAAAATGTGGAGCCTCTCTTGCGCCCCATGTTCAGGAATGCCCGCATTGCATAATGGCGGCTAGACCATCGGTTTATCCGACATGGATATGGATAGATCCGATGTTCACCCGGCCTTATATTACGCCTTATGTAGGCGACATGCCATGGCTCGAGCCTCGGGTCACCTGCAATACCGCGAGCCCCTGACATGCTGGCCGAGCGCGAACTCATGGAATCCGAACTCGCCGACCTCGTAGAGGGCGAGTTTGCCTATCCGGTCACCATCAAAGGCGGCCCGGATGGACTCTCGTATTCCCTGAGCGCGTTCGTCCAGATGTCCCATTACAAGGAATCCAGCGAAGGCCTCGGCGCCGTCGTAGTCCAAGAGCAAGTCGTAATCTTGCGCATAAGCTCCTGCCCGGCATGGCTCTTCGTCCAGCCCCTCAATCCCTTCTATGTCTCCTACCCGGAAAACCCCGTAGCGGGCGCTCCGGTTGTCTCGCACCTGGTCGACGGAGCCAAGGCGATGGAAGTAAACCGCACCCTCGGCATCGTTAGGCTCTATCCTAAGAAAGCGGCCCAAACATGATGAGCAAAAAAGACTGCAAAAATAAGCCGAGGCTAAAATAATGCAGTTCCAAACCATCAAAGCCGCGATCGCGGATACCTTGCGGCGCGACGGCGCGGGCTATTTCCGCCTTGACACCGCCGACCAGCAGAGCCACAGCGCCGACGAAATCCTCGCCCTCCCCCTCGTCCATGTCTACTACAGCGCCGGAGAGTTCCCCAAAAGCGCCGGAGCTACCGCGGGCAAGAAGATCCACGATGCGACCTATAAGGTCATCCTCTCCGTAGCGGGAGAAGCCAAAGCCGACCTCGACTACCTCGACGACGACAGCGCCACTCCGCAGACCGTCTACAACGTTCTCGCCGCGGCAAGCGCGTCAAACGACAACGCCGACACCGCTTTCGACCAGCTTGTGCACATCGTCTGGAATATCCTCGCGAGCCCGATCAATGCCGACTTCGGCCTCGATTCCGGCATCATCTCAAACGTCTGGATCGAGCAAGTCGTCAAGAGCCAACCGCAGTACAAGGGCGATGTCATCATCCTCTCGGGCACGCTCAATCTGACCCTGCGCTGTGTCGAGTATCCCACGGGCGAGATCGGCATTCCCGGCTCGGGCATTTTTACCGGCGTAGTCCTCGACATCGACCAAAGCGCAGACCCGAAAACCGTAGGAACCAATCCGGGCGCGATAATAGACCCGAAGTTCGATACCGCGCCGCAAGCGGTAAAGGTAGGAAGTTAATATGGGCATAACCGCTAGCAATCTCGCGACCGGCGTCGGCGCCACCGCGCAGAACGTTCAATTTCAAGCCACCGCTACGATCATCAATCGCAACATCCTCGTATGCGGCCCCGGCATCCCCGCCACGATAACCGCCAACGGCGTCGTCAACGGCAAGGTCGCCCAGGTCTTGAGCTCCGCCCAGGGCATCGCCACCTATGGCTCGGGCTCCATCCTCGCGCGCCTCCTCACCGCCGTGTTCAACGGCACCAACGGCGCGGTCCAGGTCTGGGCCCTCCCCGAGGCAGACGGATCAGCCGCCCCGACCAACGCCACAGCGCTCACGGTCACCGCCTCCACGCCGGCCGCCGGTACCGTCACCTTCTACATTAACGGCACCGGATACAGCGCCACCACGACCAGCGTCAGCACGCCGACGAGCATTTGCGCCAATACCTTGGGCGGACTATCCTACGCGATCAATGCCGATGCCAACTGTCCCTGCACGGCGACCCCGACCGCCGGCGTAATCGCCCTCACCTACAAATCAAAAGGCGTCTACGGCAATTTCGTCACCCTCTCATTCTGCAGCCAGCCCGGCGACATCATCCCCTCGGGCGTCACGGGCGCCGTCGTCGCACCAACCGGAGGCACGGTAACGAGTCCCCTCGGAACCGACCTACCGCTCGCCATCGGCACCGGCTCCGTCGCGAACATCCTCCCCAATGGCCAGCAGGTCACCGACCTCGTCCACGGCTTCACCCAGGACGCCACGACGGTCACCGCAATCAGCGCCTATAACGGCGCCGGAAACAGCCCCACCGGCCTCTATGACGGCACGGTCGGCCGCCCCATCCGCGCCCTCGACGGCCACAACCTCGCCACGGGAACCGCCGCGCTTACCGCCGCGCTCGCGATCGGGACTACGAACATCCTCGACCGCACGGATGGGCTTATCTGCGTACCGGGCTCGCTTACCCACCCTTCCGAGATAGCCGCCACCGCGATCGGCGTCATGGCCCGCATCAACAACCAGCGCGCCGAGCAAAACTACATCGGCCAAATCCTCCCCGGCGTGGATCCCGGCTACGCCTGCGCCTTCGCGGGCAACCGCTGGACCGACCAATACACCAGCCGAGACAGCGCCGTCCAGGGCGGACTCAGCCCCACCCTCTGCTACGGCTCGAGCGTGCTCCTGCAGAACGTCGTCACCTTCTACCACCCCGCC